GTTTCGCCTGCCCGCAAGGGTGGGTGCATTGGCGGGAGTTCACGAACCCAGAAGACACCGGAAAGGTTGGCCGTGGATGCGGCGAGCACACGCTGGGCAAGGTGCTTGAGATTATGCGGGAGGGGAAGTGATGGCCATGGGAATTCAACTGGATGTGCTTCCTCGCCGCTCGATCATCCAGCGCCTCATCGACTGGCTCACTGCTCCATGGCGAGACGATGCCCACGCAATCAAAACAGGGAGAAGCTGAGTGGCTAAGGCTGGACGTAAGCCTAAACGTGACACGCGCGGCCCGCTTCAGCGCGCCGTCGACGCTGATCAAGCAAGGGCTGAACAAAGCAATCTGGACGTCATCACGCCGGAACAGCGCGCCAAGGGCACCTATGTCGGTGAACGTCGTATCGTAAACGCAGGCGGCACACCCATCATGCGCTGGATCGCTGCCGACAAGATCAGCGACACCCAGGCTCTCGCCATCCAGACCTGTTATCGTCTTTGGGCGTTGGTCGGAACAGAGAGGCGGACGACAGCCAGCTATGGCGAACGCATCGCATCGAGCCTCGACCACGAAGACCGCATGGCCACGACCAAGATCGAAGCGCGCGAAGACCTTTACCGCATTCAGGAATATGTCCCTAAGGCGTGGTGGCAGGTATTCGAGAACGTGTGCCGGTTTGATGAACCCGCCGGCGTGGCAGGCTCGCGTCTCGGGTTCGGGTCGCGTTCGGCGCAGGACCGCGCACATACAGTCGTCTGCATGGTGGCGGACATCATCGCCATGAATGAGCGGCTTATTCCGGTATCCTATATCAGGGTGGCTTGACTTGCGCCGCGCCGCAATTCATTGTTCACAACAGAGTGGTGAATTCCCACTTAAGAAGGCTCACCCATCCGGTGGGCCTTTTTTGCGTTCAACCTTTGGCCCGCGGGTGCTTCCCTCCCCGCCCGGCCGACCCGCCGCCGACAACCGGCACACCACCTGAGCAACCTAGGCGCGGTTTAGATCGCGCGGCGGGGTTAATAAAGCAGGAGCCAACCTTATGACAGGCGGGCGTCCCACAGGTTACGATCCGGCATTTTGTGACCGCGTGATTGAGCTTGGCAAAACAGGCGCATCCGTGGTCGAAATGGCCTGTGAAATAGGCGTGCATCGCAATACGCTTGAGACACTTTGGCCCGCAGCCCACCCGGAATTTATGGAAGCCTTTGCATATGCAAGGCAATGTTCGCAGGTCTGGTGGGAACGCAAAGGGCGTGTTGGCATGGAGAAGTCCGGCCAGGAGTTCCAGGCATCCATCTGGTCGCGTTCAATGGCTGCACGCTTCCCGCATGATTGGCGCGAGGTGAAGGGCACTGAGCTGACGGGCAAGGACGGCGGCCCGGTCGAGACGAAGATCAGCCGCATTGAACTGGTGGCACCGGGTGGCGACGGCGAGAATTGAGCTTCCGCCGAAATTGATCCCGGTATTCACCGGTGAGGCGCGTTATCGGGGGGCATACGGCGGACGAGGTAGCGCAAAAACGCGATCCTTCGCCATGATGAGCGCGGTCAAAATATACCAATGGGCAAGCGAAGGACGTGAAGGCATCTTCCTTTGCGCCCGCGAGTTCATGAACAGCCTTGACGATTCATCAATGGAAGAACTGAAGGCGGCCATTCAATCTGTGCCATGGCTCGATGCGTTTTTCGAGATCGGCGAGAAGTACATCCGAACGCGAGATGGGCGGATCGCCTACAAGTTTGCCGGCCTCAATCGTAACATCGAAAGCCTTAAGTCCAAGGCGCGTATTCTTGGTTGCTGGGTCGATGAAGGCGAGGCGGTCAGTGAAGGTGCGTGGCGGAAGTTGATCCCGACAGTCCGCGAGGATGGGTCGGAGATATGGGTAACATGGAACCCGGAACGCGACGATAGCGCCACACATATGCGCTTCAGGGTCAGCCCACCTGCCGGCGCCAGGATCGTGGAACTGAACCACACTGACAATCCGTGGTTCCCGGCGGTGCTTGAGGCGGAGAGGTTAGAAGACCTTCGTCATAGGTCGGACGACTATGAACACGTTTGGGGCGGTGGATTCAGGACGAACAGCGAAGCCCAGGTATTCAAGAACTGGAAGGTTGAGGAATTTGAGGCTGCCGCCGACGCGGTTCATCGGTTCGGGGCTGACTGGGGTTTTGCTGTAGACCCCACGGTGCTGGTTCGCTGCCATGTCGATGGCCGCACCCTGTTTGTCGATTACGAGGCGTGGCAGATTGGCTGCGAGATCGACAAGACGCCTGCCTTGTTTGACACGGTTGCAGGGGCAAGGAAGTGGCCTATCCGGGCGGATAGCGCGAGGCCTGAAACTGTCAGCTACATGCGCAGGCAGGGCTTTAACATCAAGTCGGCCATCAAGGGCACGGGATCGATCGAGGACGGGGTAGAGTTTCTACGCAGCTTTGACATCGTGGTTCACCCGCGATGCGAGAAGGTTATCCGGGAACTGATGCTCTACAGCTACAAGGTGGACAAGATTACCGAGACGGTAATTCCGCTTCTGGACGACAAGAACAACCACACTATCGATGCCCTCAGGTACGCCCTGGAAGAACTTCGCCGCACTGGCTTCAAACCCGGCGGGAAGCTTCCCAAAGGCCCGCGCGACATATGGGCGCCGACGAAAACGGCAACGAACGACTGGAAGGTAGCGTAGGCATGACCAGCAGCTACCGCCGCGACCACGAACCCATGCCGACATGGGACGAGTTTGAACGCTTGAGCCTTGCGGGTCGCACCATCATCAACAATGCCGCCGCGTTCTTCGAGGGACAGGCCGACACAGGCGACACGCCGGTTCCTTCCGAAGCTGAACGCCGCGCGCTCCGCCGTGCCATGGCGCGCTTCGTGATCGACAGCGGCATAGCAAGTCAAAGGGGCTGGGTCTGATGGAACTTGACCGCCTCAAGAAACTGTACCGGGAAGCGCGAGACACCACCAAGGCCGCGCGCGACAAGGCGGATCTGGCGCAGGACTACTACGATAACAAGCAGTGGACGCCGGAACAGCTAAAGGCACTGCGCAAGCGCAAGCAGCCCGAGATATGGATAAACCGCATCGCCCCTGCCGTGAATGGCATCCTGGGCGTTCTGGAGGCCGGCGAGAGCGATCCGCGCGCATTCCCCCGCAACAATGACGACATCGGCACGGCTGAAGTCGCAACCGACGCCCTGCGCTATGCATCGGACAATTGCCGCTGGGGCCGAACCAAACTCAGCGCCGCCAAGACGTATCTGATCGGCGGAATTGGCGCGGTTATAGTCGAGGTCGATGATAATCGTGATCCATGGCCGCGCATTATCCGGCACGGCGAATTCCTATACGATCCGCACAGCCGCGATCCCGACTTCGAAGACGCCCGCTATCTTGGCATCGCGAAGTGGATGTACACCGATCTGGTCAAGGACTTGTATCCCGAGGCTGATATCGACCCCGCTGCGCTGGCCCCTGAGGGATTGCAATGGGACGACGAGGACAAGCCCTTAGAAGGCTGGACCGACACCCGCCGCAACCGGGTGATGGTGTGCGAACTGTATATCAATGAGCGCGGTTGGAAGCGCGTCGTGTTCTGGGGCGGCGGTATTCTGGATGAGGGAACAAGCCCGTATAACGACGAAGCTGGGCGGCCTTGCAATCCTATCGTGGCGCAATCGTGTTTCGTGGACCGCGACAACGCCCGTTACGGCATTGTTGACGCGATGGTTCCGATTCAGGACGAGATCAACATGCGCCGCTCGCGCCTGCTGCATCTTGCCAACAGCCGCCAAGTTCGCATCACGGACCCGAACGGCCTGAATGTCGACGTGGAAGTTGTGCGCGCCGAGGCATCCCGGCCCGATGGCGTACTGCCTGAGGGCGTTGAGCCAGCGAACACAGGCGACATGCAGCAGGGTCAAATCCTTCTGCTGCAGGAGAGCAAAGCTGAGATTGAGCGCATGGGTCCAAACCCTGCCGTGCTTGGTCAGGGCAGTTCCGACGCGTCAGGCCGTGCCCAGCTTGTGCGGCAACAGGCCGGGCTTACCGAACTGACGCCAGCGCTTGGCGGCATCGAGGATCTGGAATTGCGCGTTTATCGGCAGATGTGGGCGCGCATCAAGCAGTTCTGGGACGAGCCGAAGGTCATCCGCGTGACTGACGATATCGGCGCGCCGCAGTTCCTGACGATCAATGAGCCGATCATTGAGACGGTTCCGGCCATCGTCATGGGGCCAGACGGTCACCCCATGGTCGGAATGCAGCAGATGCAGGTCGGCGTGAACAACCGAGCGGCCGAAATGGACATGGATATTATCATCGAGGGCGTTCCCGACACGGCGAATATCCAGCAGGAGCAGTTTGCCGAACTTGTCAGGCTGGCCGGCATCTACGGGCCGCAGGAAGTGCCGTTCGAAGATCTGCTTGAGGCATCGAGCTTGCCCAAGAAGCGCCAGCTTATCGAGAAGCGCCAGACGCGCGCCGAACAGGCCGAGCAGGGCGCTGGACCACAGCAGCAGATGGCCGAGACGGCGTTTGCTGCTGACCTGGAGAGCAAACGCGCCAAGACCGCTCTCGACACGGCGAAGACTGAACAGACCACCGTTAGCACACAGATTTCCGCACTTCAGGCTGGCTATCAGTTTGGAGCAGGAGTGCCCGCCGCCGGGGCTTAACCGGGCGTTTTCGTACCCATTGACGGACAATGGAACCGGCCGCCGCGGATCGGGCGAATTCGTATGCCCACGACACGGGCGAGGACTGACCAACCATGGAAGATGATGATTTTCTGGCCGCTATCGAAGCGGACAACATTGACGCGCCTGAAGCAGACGAGACGGTTGAACCCGTGGTTGTCGAGCAACAGGAAGCCCCTGAACCGGCAATTGAACCGGTGGCCGAACCCGTAGTGGAACCGGCCCGACAGGAAGTGCGTCCTGAACCACAGCATGTGCCCCTCACGGCGATGCTGGACGAACGGGACAAGCGAAAGGCTGCCGAAACTGAACTGGCGCAAATCCGCGCGCAGCAACAGCAACAGCAACCAGCGTCGGCACCTGATATGTTCGAAGACCCGGAAGGGTTCAGGGTGCATCAGGAGCAGAGTGTTCAGGCGGCACTCTACCAGAGCAATCTTCAGTGGTCGCAGCGCATTGCGGCGATTCAGCATGGCGAAGAAGCGACACAGCAGGCGACGAATTGGGGCTTAGAGCGGTGCAATGCCGATCCCTATTTCAACGCCAAGGTGCGCGCTTCAAACGATCCGATCGGCTTCGTGGTTTCCGAATGGAAGCGCGAGCAGATCGCATCGCAGGTCACTCCTGACGACTTCGCAGAGTTCAAGGCGTGGAAGCAGGCTCAGGCCCAGATCAACGCACCGGCGCCGGCATCCCCGGCAAACCCCATTGCTCCCCGAAACACTCCTCCCCGCAGCTTGGCAAGTGCGCCATCGGCTGGCGGCATCCTTAGTGAAGCCGAACAAACGGATGATGAGATTTTCGCGGAGACGTTCAAGAAAGTCTAAATCATGGCTGAAACCATCCTCAACGCCGGGCTGACCATCAGCCGCTGGCGCAAGAACTACTTTCGTGAATACACCCGCGAAAGCCGCTTCAAGCCCTACATGGGCCGGGGCAATGAAAACATCATCGTCACGATGCACGAACTTCAGACTGAAGCGGGCAAGACGATCATCGTTCCCTTCATCGGCCGCCTGACTGGCTCCGGTGTGTCGGGTTCGCAGGTTCTCGAAGGCAACGAAGAGGATCTGGGCTCGGGCAACATGCCTGTGTCCGTTGATTGGCGCCGTAATGCGGTGCTGGTGCCGAAGTCGGAGCAGTACAAGACCGACATCGACCTGCTTGATGCTGCAAAGCCCGAACTGAAGCGCTGGGAAGCCGAACTTCTCCGCGCTGACATTATCCGGGAATTCGGCGCGATCACGGTCAATGATCAAGCGTTCTCCACGATCCCCTACGCCACGGCGACGGAAGGTCAGAAGGATACGTGGCTGGGTCTGAATACCGATCGCATCATGTTCGGCGCGGCGCTTTCCAACACCAGCGGAACCGATCACTCGGCATCGCTGGCCAACATCGACACCACTGCTGACAAGGCAAATTATGCCTGGGTGCTGAAGATGAAGCGCATCGCCAAAGACGCGAAGATCACGCCGTATCAGTCCGACCAGGCGGCCGGGCAGGAGTGGTTCGTGCTCTTCGTTGGTTCACGGGCGTTCCGCGATCTGGAAGCCGATCCGACGATCATCGACATCGACAAGTCCACTCGCGAGCGTGGCATCGGCAAGAACCCGCTGTTTCAGGGCGGTGATTTGCTGGTGCGCGGCGTCATCATCCGTGAAGAGCCGGAAATCCCCGTCTATGCGGGCGTCGGGGCTTCGGGTTCTGACGTGCAGCCTTCGTATCTCGCAGGCGCGGGCGCGATTGCTGTTGCATGGGGCCAGATGCCGCAGAGCAAGTCGCGTCTCGTTGATTACGACTTCCGCAAGGGCGTCGGCATCGAAGAGCTGCTTGGCGTCAAGAAGATCCATGAGAGCGGCGTTCAGCGTTCGGTTGTGACTGGCTACGTCAGCGCATCGGCGGACACCTGATCACTCTGGTTTGAAAGGTAAAACCAATGGCAAATGTTAAAAGCTTTCAGGTCCAGAACGATACGCCCATTGCCTCCCACGGCATGGGCGGGGACGTGAAGGTTGCGCGGTTTCAGGTGACTTTGCCTGCAACTGCGGCAAACGACACGATCGAGTTCGGGTTCCTGCCGAAGTATGCGGTACCGGTTGAAGCGATCCTTCATTCCGGCGCCGGCACGTTCGTGGGTGATGTGGGTATCACGGGCGACACAGACGGCCTTTTCGATGGCGTGACCACGGTAGCAAACACAATGCTGCGCGCGACCGTTTCGACCCTGATCGGCAAGAATGTGGGCGCAACTCCCGCTGCCGTGACTGGCGTTGCAACGGGCACGGGCACGGCAGGCGTGTTGAACCTTGTCGTGATGTACGTCGTCGAAGACCAGGGCGCGGCTTATCCCTTCGTCGCTGCTGTCTGATTGAACGGGGCGGTCCTTAGCGGGGCCGCCCTTTTCACTGGAGAAATACAATGGACGCACGCTTTATCGGTGATCCGATGAACCCCGGCGAGGCCAAACACCTGCCCGACGAACAGGAGGCTTTCGGGCTGACGTTTGAGCGCGGTAAGTGGGTCAAGGTTCCTGCCAGCCTTGAAGGCAAGTTCGAGGGCAATTCGCACTTCGACACGCGCGGCAAGTCTGACGACAAGCCCCAACCCAAGGGCGACGACAAGCCCGAGACTGCCGAAAAGGCATGACATTCGCGGGGGGCTTAGTGCCTCCCGCCAACATTTCAGCCGAGGTGAACGATGGCCAAAACATGCAGGGACATCGTGACGCGGGCGCTGCGCATGGCGTCGGTAATCTCGCGCGATGAGGATCCGGCCGCAGAGGAAATGAGCGATGGCTTGTTCGTGCTGCAGTCGCTCTACATGGAATGGCTGACGACAGGCATGTTCGGCCGCCTCAAGGACGTTTACGAGACGGGTGACTACGAGGCAGGCGAAGGCCAGCGCATCTTCTCGGATAGCGGCACTGTCACTCTTCCTGCGACCATTGACGAGCGCAAGCCGCGCGATCTGGTCGCGATCGAAGCGCACGACGCAACCGGCCACAAGGCATGGATATGGGACCGCATCGCATGGGTACGGATCGATGATCTGGAACCCGGCACGGATGCCCCTCTAGGCTGGCGCGGGGCTAATGGCCTTGCTGCTGTCCTGGCCGTGCGCTGGTCGGAAGAGTTCGGCGCCAACATCAGTTCCGCAGCGATGCTGCAGGCCCGCAACTTTACAACAGCCATTGCCCTCAAGATGGGCAGCGAGCGCGACGTCGTTGGGGGCGAGTTCTACTGATGCCCCGCATCCAGATCGGCCTTTCCTCGTACCAGCGAGCGCGCGGCGACCTGCCCGCATTGCCGGTCATAAACATGTATGCCGAGGAAGCGCCAACTGAAGAAACTGGCGTCATTCTGCAGTCACGACCGGGACTGGCCGACCGTGGCGCGACTATGGGTGCTGGGCCAGTTCACGCGCTCTTTCGGAAGAACAATGTTCTCGGCGGTGATCTGTTCGGCATTACAGAGGAAGGGTTATGGAATGATGGCACCGGCGTCTGGGCAATAGCCATCCTTGGTCACGCATCGCTGGATGGCTATGCGGATATGCTGTTCGTAAATGCGGGCGGTCCATTGTACACATACGATGGGACCACCTTCGCCACAGTGGACTTCCCAGATGATGCGTACGTCATAAAGGTTCTCGTAGCTGCATCACGAGCTGTAGCGATCCGGGAGGACACAGGCACATTCTATTGGACAGACCCGCTAACCGCAGGCTTCGACGCTCTCGACTTCGCCACGGCAGAAGGGCAGCCCGATAACCTTCTCGATGCGCTGTTTATTGACGATACGCTAGTATTGTTCGGTGCCGAGACGGTGGAGTTTTGGGCGAACACGTCGGACCAAACCCTGCCGTTCCAGCCTATCGAGCAGCGCACTTTTGAGAAGGGCATCCGGGCAACGGGATGCGCAGCGGTTTTTGACTCCTCATTCGTATGGGTCGGAAACGATAACGCCGTTTATGCCAACGGCGAGGCGCCAACGATGATCAGCAATCCTGGCCTCAACGCACAGATTGCGGCCAGCGCGGAATGCAGCCTGTTCACCTTTGCGATCGACAGCATTGAGTTTCTGGCGCTGCGCCTTGATGATGAGACGCACGTGTTTGGCGGCAAGTCAGGGTTGTGGAGCGAGTTCGCATCACAAGGGCACGATAACTGGATTCCGCGATGCCATGCATCAGGCGTGTTCGGTTCGGCCATAGACGGGCGCACCCTGGCATGGGGTAGCGATCATCTTGATCTTGGCGGCGTACTGGAGCGCCGGTTCCGGGGCGGATTCCCGATCAATTCTGGCGGGGTGACCGTAAACAACGTTGTGTTGCGCGCCAATCCGGGACGCACGCCGTTCCTGACAGGCCCGTATGCTGACCCACGGGTTGAAATGCGCGTCAGCCGGGACACAGGCAAGACGTTTACCCCGTGGAAGGCGCGCAGCCTTGGGCGGCAGGGCGAGTTCCGCAAAAAGCTGCGCTGGGGACCGCAGGGCATGGCATCGCAGCCCGGCTTTGTCGCTGAGTGGCGCGTGACCGATCCAGTGGACTTTCGGGTCTCAGACGTGATGATCAATGAACCCGGCGGCGGCCGATAATGGCGCTGCGCATCCCTCGCCTCCCCCGCGCCGTGGCCATTGTCGGCAAGGATGGCTGGCCTGCGCAGAAGTTTCAGCAATGGTGGCAGTCCGTTGCCGTTGCGATTGAGGGCGCGATAAGCACTCTTAACGGGGTTCTCGACAATCTGACCGACATATTCGTTGAACTGGGGTTTATCGAGGTCAAGGCCGATGGCGCGTTGGCCTTGGCTGACAGTGCGATCAACCCCGACGGGACGATCAAGACAAACAAGGTTGTGACGGAATCCATCGAACCCTTTGCGGTGACTGTGGGCGGCATCCTCACCCCGGGTGATGTGTACTGTCCGGCAGGCACGGCGACGACATTTATTGAAACGCCGTTTACCCAAGTTGGCGAGGGCGGAGCCGGGCAAGGGCTTCTTTCGCTAGACTTCACGGTAAACTCTGTAAGCAACCACGACGGCTCGGCGAAGCTGAGATTCTACGTCGACACCGGCAGTGGATGGACGTTGGTTCGGGAGCGCGTGCTGGGAGTCACGACGGACAACGGCGATAGCTGGTGGGTCATGCCAGGCGTGTTTCGATACCGCGTGCCCGCCACGCAGGTTCGCGTCCGAGCCACCTGCCAACCGGGTGTATTCATGCCATCAGCACAGAACGCCGACATGTACGTGACCGACATCACCTATACGGTATTTGGAGGTAAGCGATGATTGCTTACTTCGCGCTGGACGGCCGGGTTATTGCCATAGGTAGCGGAACGATGGGGCCGCCACCCGGCACGGAATACATCGCCGATGTGCCAGACGGCACGGACCCCAACAGTGTCTATTATGACAGCGGCGCGGTTGTTGAACGGCACCCCTTCCCCATAACGATAGAGGATGGTCGAATCTCGGAGATTCCAGCTGGAACTATCGCCCGGATTTCTGGTGGCATTTCAGAAACCATCGAGAGTGGCGCCCTGACGTTGCCCGAAGGCGTCAACCGCTGGGTTCGCCTTGAACACCCGCATTATCTCGCATGGGCTGGAAATGTGCCGGAAGGTCCTGACGAGTGATCCGCCCCGCCCAAGTCAGCGACATTCAGGAAATCGCGAGGCTGGGCAAGGAATTTCACGCGGCGGCAGGATGGGGCGATATTTTCCCCTACTCGGTTGACGACTGCGCCGCATCATTAGCCCAGTTCATGGCCAGCGATGCATTCATCTGCCTTGTTGCCGACGAAGGGCGCATTGTGGGCATGACCGCCGGGGTTGTCGCGCCAGTCTATTTCAACCTGTCGCACATGAGCGGCGAGGAACTGTTCTGGTGGGTGTCGGGCGATGCGCCACAGATGACCGGCATCCGCTTGCTGGAAGCGCTTGAGAACGAAGGCCGGGCGCGTGGGTGCGCGTCATGGCAAATGAAGTCGATCGACAAGCTAAACGGCGACCGGATGGGCCGCCTTTACGAACGCCGCGGTTATCGCGCGTCCGAACACTCTTTCATCAAGACATTGTAGGAGGCCAGCCTTGGCTATTGGAACCACCGCAGCGGTTGCGCTGGGCGTGACTGCGCTTGCGTCTGGCGCGAGTGCTGCAATGGGAGCGAGCGCGTCCAAGAAGGCGTCGAACGCAGCAGAACGCAGCGCTGCAGAAAGCGCGGCACTGCAGCGTGAGATATACGGGCAAAACGCCAACGCCCTTGCGCCCTACGTCAACGCAGGCGTTCCCGCGACACAGCACATCAATGCGTTGCTAGGGCTTGGCAGCGTATCCACAGCACCCGCAGCAGCATCAACCGCCAGCGCTCCTGATTACGCAGCATATGTCCGCAGCAACCCGGATCTCGCGCGCGACTTCCAGAAGGTGGCCGGAAAATACGGCAACGACGCAGCTGCATATGGTCAGTACCACTATAACCGCTTCGGGCAATTCGAAGGCCGCAACTTGCCTGCCCCGGTTATGGCTGAGAGCGCGGCGCCAGCTTCGCCCCCACCGACCACGCAGGCGTCTGCAGAGGCCGCGTTTCAGACGTTCCGTGACAACACTGGCTACAAGTTCGGCCTCGATGAAGCGATGGGTGCAGTGCGCGGCGGCTTCTCAGGCGCGGGCACCCTGCAATCCGGTGCGGCGCTCCAAGCCCTGCAGCAGCGCGGCAAGAATATCTCCGACAGCTCATTCTATGACTACCTCGGCGCGCTTGGAAACCAGCAAGGCGTTGGCCTTTCAGCGGCCTCCGCGCAGGCTGGTGTGGGGCAGAACTACACCAACAGCATGAGCCAGATCAACGCGAACCGGGCTGACGCGCAGGGCAATGCCGCCCTGGTCAACGGTCAGAACTGGGGCAACGCTCTGAGCGGCCTGGCCAGTAGCGCAACTTATCTCGCAGGACGCAACGGCACAGCGATGGGCACAGGCGTTCCCATGAATCTGAGGGGCTTCTGACATGGCGATCGACTGGCGTTTGGGCGTGATGCCCGATGTGGGCACCAACGCTCTGGCAATGTTCGAACGCGGTGAAGCGCAAGGACGCGAGGACCGCACTCGCAATGCATTGGCGGCATATACGGCGAATCCGAACGAGCAGACGTTTGGAGGACTGGCGCAGAATGCACCGGAGTTTGCGATGCGTGAACGCGGCCGGATGCAGGAGCAGCAGGTCAGCCAACGTAAGCAGCAGCAAGAGCAAATGGTCATGATGGGCCGCCTGCTTGACCATGCCAAAGACCCACAGACCTACGCGCAGTCACTGGCAGCGGCGCAGCAGGCCGGAATAGACGTTTCCACGGTCCCGCAGCAGTATGACCCGGCATGGGTCGATCAGCAGCGTCTTGTCGTGCGCGCGTTCAACGATGACGGCGGCGAGAAGATCAGCGGAATCGCGCGTGAACTGGTGGATGCCGGTTATGATCTGGCAACCCCTAAGGGGCAGACGGCGCTGCGCTCGGTTATCTCGAACAAGTATGCCTCGGAATATGTCGATGCATCCGGCAATACACGCCGACGCTCGGCCCTCAACCTTGAGGGCGCGGCGCCCACCTCTTCCCGCCCAGCTGTAAACCCGCCGCGCCCTGAGGGCCTCACAGATGATCAAATCTGGACGCAGGCTCATGAAGCTGTGCGGAACGGCGCCAACGCTGACGATGTATTTAGACGGCTCCAAGACTGGGGGATGAAGCCCTAATGGCACAGAATATATTCGGCGACCTTCTGCCCAGCCAGACGGCTCCGCAGGCTCCAGCAGGCGGCGATCCGATTATCCGGCAGGCCGATCCATACCGCGCCCGCGATCAGGAATTGCAGGAGCAGGCGAACGCGCGTGCTGCGGCTGCGGATGCGCGGAAGGCAGCAGCTGACGAGCGCGCGGCAGCTGCGGCGGAGCGGGCTGTGTTGAAAGACGCGGAAGGCAGTGAATCCGAGCGCAAAGCAGGGTTTCTCGCTGGTCGGTTGGTGGATGCAGTAGGGCGAGTTTCGTCAGCCGTTGCAAAGGATCGGTCCGCAGAGGCCCCCGGATTGGGGACAGAGCTTGTCCGCGGCGTCGCTGGGAACACAGCAGCAAATTTCAACACCGGATCCCAGCGGCAGGTGGTTCATGCGGCGCAACTCGACATACTTGACGCCGCGCTAACCCTCGGAACTGGCGCCGCCTACACTAAGGAACAGCTAGAGGGGTATAGGACATCGTACTTCCCACAGCTGGGCGACAGTCCTGATGCGGTCGCATCCAAGCGCGCGGCTTTGCGCTCTCTGATTGTAAATGCCCAGACCGCCGCAGGCAAGGCAGCGCCCAACATTGAACAGGCCATCGCTGCACTTGATGCCATGGGCGACGTGGACGCGAGCGTCGGCGGCGATGATAACGCGAACCAACAGGCTATGGGCGCGGCTGGCGCTCGGGCTGGGCAGAATCCGCCACCTCCCACGCCTTTGCCCGGCCATTTTGACGAGGGCGGCAAGCCGATCGATTCGTCATTCACCGGCATGGCTTACGATGCCCAGGGCGAGCCACTAGGACTAGTTGGCGGCGTCACAGATGACCGTCCTGACGCCCCGCGCGAGGACGTACAGCGCCTGTCGAGCCTCGATGGTGCACAGGCTGGCCTTTCTGGTCTGGGCACGTTGGCAAAGCAGGGTTTGACACTCGGTCTATCAGACGAGGCTGCGGGCGTTGGTGGTGCAATCGCCTCGGGCCTGCGCGGCGACTTCGACAACATCGGCCAATCCTACCGTGATAATCGTGACGCCGCCCGCCTGACCGTCCAGCGCGCTCGGGAGGCGAATCCATACACGGGCGCCGCGGCTGAACTGCTCGGCGGCGCAGCGTTGCCGGGCAAGGCCATCGCCGGCGCCAATTCCCTCCTTGGTGCGGCCCGTACTGGCGCGACCGCGGGCGGGCTCGGCGGATTCGGTTACGGTGAAGGCGCTGCCGGAAGCGCGATTAATGCCCTTGGTGGCGCCGTGATAGGCGGCGGTGTTGGCGCGGGCGCGCAAATGGCCGGAAACGCCCTGGCTGGCTTGGCGTCGAACCGAGCGGCACGCGCGGCTTCCAGCGCGGATGTCGCGGACGTGGCGCGTGCGGGACAGGCGGAGGGCGTAACGGTCAATCGTGCGATGGCCGACCCTTCCCTCGCAAACCGCGTGACGGGTGTTGATTCCAGCCTTGTGGCCGGCGGATCGGTCCAGCGTGGAATGCGCGAGATTGAGGGACAGATTGAAGGTCGTGTCCAGAACCTCGGCCGTGGCGGGCAGGCGCTAGATGATCTTGCGGCAGGCGACACCGCTTTGCGTGCAGGCGAACGCTTCATTGAGAAGACCGGCAAGTCCGCAAAGGTAAAATACGACAGGGCGGAGCGCCTCGCAGGCGATGCTAAGGTAACGCCGCGTGAGAGCCTTAGCCGGATCGATGAAATGCTGACCGTCCTCGGTGAGACGCCAAAGACCAATCAGGCTGAGATCCAGTTTCTCCAAGGCTTGAAATCGGACTTCAGCACGGACCTGTCCGTTGGGGCTCTGCGCCGGCAGCGGACGGCCCTGCGCAAGCGCATCAACAATGGCGGCCTAACCTTCGGGGAAGATGAAGCACGTGTGCTGGCGATCATGGACGGGGCAGCGGATGACATCCGCAATGGCCTGACCGCCCAAGGCAAGGGACCCGCCGCGAAAGCCTTTGACACCGCGGACAAAGCCTACCGCGCCCGCATGGAATACATCAGCGGCACCCTGCAGAAAATCATGGGCAAGCGGAACTCCAACCTCCCCCCAGAGCGCGCGTTTGCCACGCTTCAGAGCATGGCGAAGGGTAAGGATGCCGGCGGCCTCCGTCGCTTTTATTCCTCTTTGTCTCCCGATGAGCGCGGCGACGTTGCCGCGACCTTTGCTGAGCAGCTGGGCAAGAATACCAAAGGTGACTTCTCGATTGCCCACTTCCTGAGCCAGTCGGAGAAAATGTCCGATAACGCAATCCGTACGATCTTTGGCAGCGAAGGTGCGCAGTCGATCGCCAACCTGCGCACGCTTGGCAAAGAGGTGAATCGCGTCACCTCGGCTATGAACAGCCGCACCTCAAAATCGTCGGTCGGTGAGGATTATCGCTCATGGATCGTCAATGCGGTTCTTGGTGGTGGCGGCGGGTTCATCGCTGATGGTTTGACAACCGCCGGCATCGGAACCGCAGTGACACTGGGCGCTAAGGCAGGGCGGGATATGATGTCGGCCCGCGCGCTTATGTCGCCCAATATTACGAAGTGGCTGAAGCAGGCGCCGCGGACGGCGGACCCGAAGGCGATCAACACGCACTTCAAGCGCCTGGGCGATGTGGCCAAACTGGAGCCAGCTTTGGCCGGCGAGATCGACATCCTTCGCGACAGCCTACTGAAGGCGGCCAACGACAATGTTGGGCGCTCAGCTGCAGCCAGTGAGCGTGAAAAACAGCAGTAGAAAAATCATCGGTCTTTTGATGGGCTGAGAACGCACAAAAAAGACGATCGCCGCAAGCAAGTAGGCGGCCTGCCAAACCTTCATCCAGTCGCAATAGCACACAACACCCGCTTTCGAGCGGCTTCTTTTATGGGGTGCCAATATGCCCGCAGAAACGTTCCTTCTTCCCTTCCGTCCCGCCATCGACCCTAACGGTCTGACCGTCTCCGGTGCGAAGCTGTGGTTCTATGTCAGTGGAACTTCCACCCCTCAGGCTGTCTTTGCTGACGAAGCGCTGACGGTCCCGCTGCTACACCCAGTTATGGCGAACGCCGCCGGCAAGTGGCCCACGATCAACCTCGACAACACGCTGGTTTACCGGGTTGTGCTGACGGACGAATTAGGAACTGTTCTGTCTGAGGCAGACCCTTACACAGTCAACGTCACCGATCCGCTCGAAGCTGATCTGCAGGCGTTTGTGGATGCTGCAGCGGCACAGGCGACGAATGCTGGCGGACAGGCCGTCATCGCAGCTAACGAGGCTGCTGCAGCAGTTGATTCCGCCGCTGCGGCCACCGCGCAGGCCACCTCTGCAAGCGAGAGTGCCGCACTTGCCGATTTCGCCGCACAACAGGCCGGCATGTATTCCTCGATGTACCCCAGCACGTCGGCGGGTATCGCGGACACGGAAGATGGCAGATACTTTTCGATCCCCGACACCGACGAAGACTACGCGATCCTTTACCAGAATGATTCCGGGGTGGCTGTCGAGATTAACCGCTACCCGTCCGCTTCCGCTCTCACTGTTGGCGTAGCGGCGGCCGCTGCAAGCGCCTCGGGGGCTGCTGGCAGCGCAACCAGTGCATTAGGCAGCGCGACCACGGCCACGACCAAAGCTAGTGAAGCATCCACCAGCGCAGGAACAGCATCAACACAGGCGGGGATTGCCACCACCGGGGCAACCACGGCGACAACGCAGGCTGGGATCGCTACCACGCAGGCGGGTACTGCAACGACCAAGGCCGGGGAGGCATCGGCCAGCGCGGCGGCGGCGGCGGCATCAGCCACCGATGCGGAGTCAACCTTTAACGCCCCGTGGATCGCATTCACACCCACTGTCACCAGCTCAGCCGGAGCAGGTCTAGTGACGGCCGGTCGATCGGGTAAGTATCGCAAGATTGGTAAGTCAGTGTTTTTCCAGATTAACTGGAACATTACCAACAACGGGAGTGCCAGCGGCTTTCTCGTTGTCTCCATGCCCATCGCGGCCGCGAGTGGAGAGGGCAGCACGCACATCGGGGTAGAACGAGCAATCGGGGGCAAGGCGCTTCGGGGCTACATCGACGGGAGTAGCAGCAGCATCTCCGTGCTAAACTTCGACGGAACATATCCCGGCGTCACCGGCGGGGTTTACAACATCTCCGGCTCCTACGCAGTCGCGTGAAACAGGTTCGCGATCAGGCGGCCCACCCGAAACCCTAACATTTTGCGCGAAGTGAAGCGCCATAAGTCCGCGGCTTGGCTGCGGCGGAAAGGTCACGCCTCATGAACATCGACGACATCATCGAAAGCGTCCTCAAAGCAGAGGGTGGCTACGTCAACGACCCGAATGATACAGGCGGTGAAACGATGCACGGGATCACCAAGGCAACGGCGCGGGCCAACAGCTACACCGGGGCCATGCGCGATCTGCCGCGCGCCACCGCAAAGCAGATCTACCATCTTCGTTATGTGGTGCAGCCCGGCTTTGACAAGATCGGTGCAATCTCTCCGGCCATCGCTGCGGAGTTGGTCGATACCGGCGTCAACATGGGGCCAGCGACGGCCTCACGCTTCCTGCAGCGAGCACTCAATGCCCTCAATCGCCGCGGTGCTGACTATGCCGATATAGGCGTTGACGGCATCGCTGGTGAAGGCACGCGCCGGGCACTGAAGGCCTTCATCGACAAGCGCGGCATCGAGGGCGAGCGCCGCCTTCTGGCCCTACTCAATGCGCTGCAGGGTTCCCGCTACGTCGAGCTTTGCGAGGGTCGGCAAACGAACGAAACATTCATGTACGGATGGTTGGCCCGCGTGGCCTGACGATAGGGGCTGCAATGGACGACTTTCCGATTCCCCGCTGGTTGGCGCACGTGGGCATTGTGCTTTTGTCAGCCGTCGGCGGAATGCTCGGCTACTCAATGCGCGAGCACGACAAGGGCAACCA